GTCAATGTGCCGACCAATGAGGATTTATCGTCCTACCAGTACGTCATGAACAGTCAGACCGGCGCGTGGTGCAAATTCACGGGCTGGACGGCGTTCTGCTTTGAAGTGGCCAGCGACACGCTCTATATGGGCGGCAATGGCACGATGGTCAAGGCGGATGTCACGGCGCTTGATGGCAGCAGTTACATCAACTTCGATGCACGCCAGGCATTCAACTATTTCGGCACCCGTGGGCGCACTAAGCACGTCAAGCTGATGCGTCCGATTCTGGCCGTCGATAACACGCTCTCGCTCGCCATCGGTGTCGATGTCGATTACGCCGATACCAGCAGCGCGATCTATCGGGATGTCGGCACTGGCTCATCGGGCGACCCATGGGGCGGCATATGGGATGTCGCGTGGTCCGGCGCCGTCGTGGTACGCAAGGGCTGGTATGGCACCACGGGCGAAGGACATGCGGTGGCACCACGGATTCGAGGCTCCAACAAAGGCGCGGTCTGTAGCTGGTCTGCTACAGATTTCGTCTATGAAACCGGAGGCGCCATTGGATGATCATCTGGGATCAGCGCGAACGGTGCGGGGACTGGGCGTTGGCTCGTATACCGAATGCGCCCGCCTCTTGGGGCGAGTGGTATCAGGCGATTGGGCTGGAGAAGGACGGCGAGTTGATGGCGGTCGTGGTGTTTAACTATTTCTCCAAGGCTGATATCAGCATGAATGTGGCTGCGGTGCCAGGCTCTCGGTGGATGACAAAGGCATTTCTAAAGGCCGTATTCGCCTATCCCTTCGTGCAACTGGGCGTGCGTAGGATTACGGGACTGGTCGCGACACGAAATGTACCGGCATTGAGATTTGATGAGCACATTGGATTCAAGCGCGAAGGGCTGATCCGTCACGGGACCGTGGATGATGATCTGGTGGTGATGGGTATGCTGAAAGAGGAGTGCCGGTGGTTATGAAAATTCTGACGAATCCCGTTTTCGACTGGGAGACCTGCGCTCTGGAATCGGCAGTCGTCACTGACTATGACGGCCCGCTGCTGGACTGCAAATCAGGCGGCTCTGCCCCGCCGCCACCGGATCCCTATGCCACCGCAGCGGCCCAGACCGGAACTAATCAGGCGACAGCCGGTTACAACAACGCCATCACGCATGGCAATACAACGACGCCTATTGGCTCGCAGACCTACACCGGGCGGGTTGATCCGACCACGGGTGCTACGGTGTACGATCAGAGCATTGCGCTCGACCCCACGCAGCAGAAACTGTTTGACCAGCAGAATCAGCAGAATGTGGCGCTGGGCAATACTGCGCAGGGGATGCTGAATCAAGTCGATCAGTCCTATCAGCACCCCGTCGATACGATGTCATTGCCAGGTCTGATGAGCGGTGCGGATGTCAACGGCCAGCCGCCGCTTCAGGGCAGCATCAACACCAGCGGCGTCCCCGGCCTGCAATCGAATCTGGATTTCTCCAACCTGCCAGCCCTCATGGGTGCCAACGATTTGCAGGGCGCTCGCAGCCAGGTGCAGGACGCGCTGTATAACCAGCAGGCGCATTATCTGGATCCGCAGTGGCAACAGTCCAACGCCGCGCAGGAATCACGCCTCAAGAATCAGGGCATCACGCAGGGCAGTGAGGCGTGGAATAACGAGATGGATCGGCAGGCGCGTGCGCAGGAAGCCGCCTATGGCCAGGCGCGCAATAGCGCCATCACGGGCAGCGGAGCGGAACTAAGCAATCTCGCCAATATTGCACTCGCCAATCGCGGCCAGATGGCCAACGAGGCGATACAGGGCGGTAACTTCCGTAACTCGGCCAACCAGCAGGGTTTCGGTCAGGCGGCGCAGGCGGGTGCATTCAATAACAGCGCGCATGCTTCTGCGATGGCGGATGCGCTCGCTCGGGCGAATCTTTCGAACAACGCTCGCACGCAGGGATTGCAGGAAACGCTCGCACTGCGTAATCAGCCGCTCAATGAGTTCAACGCACTGCGCTCGGCCAGCCCGGTGAATATGCCGCAGTTTTCTGGCGCCGCCAACTCGACGACCAATCCAGCCGATATCTCGGGCAACATCTGGAATGCCTATCAGGGAAATCTGGCCAACTGGCAGCAGAATCAGCAGAATAACAATTCTGTGTTGAGTGGATTGTTTGGATTGGGGAGTGCTGCATTGCTTGGGCCTGCCGGATCGCTAGGTGCGCGTTTATTCAAATCAGACGCTACCCTCAAAACCGACATCATCCCCATCGGCACCATCGGGGACGGCATGGGTGTCTATGACTATGAATACAAGGATGAGCCGGGCGTCAAATACACCGGACTGATGGCGCAGGAAGTGGAGCGTAAGCATCCTGACGCCGTGGTGACGACCAAGGACGGTTACAAGGCGGTGGATTACCAGAAGGTTCTAGCACGCACGCTCATGAAGGTCGCCTGACATGCCCATCAACTTCAAAAAGATCGTATCGCCCACGCCCGCTTCAAGTGATCCCTATGCCGATGCGGTGCGTCAGCGAGCGATGGCCGATGCACTCCAGAAGCAGGCCGTTACGCCACGCAATTTCGGCACCGCGAATCGAGGACAGGCGATCACGATGGGCCTCACGCAACTGGCCGAAGCACTGCTCGCACGCCGTGCGGGTCGGCAGGCAACGGGGGCCGAGAATACGGCGCTCCAAGGCACACGGACGGCTAATGAAGCCATCGCCAACTCTCTCGGCGCACAGGGCCAGATCGGCGGCATCGATCAGGCGCCAGAGTCTCAGGCGACGCAGGATTTCCGTAATCAATATGGTATTGCCGCTCCCGAAGACGAAGACACCGGTCCCGTCGCATTGCAGTCCAAGTACGTCAGCCCCACCACGGAAGGCGCGATCAATACCGGCGCCAAGCCGCTTGTGGACGCGCTCGCTGGCCAGGATCCGCGTGTGGCGAATCAATTTCTCACGCAGATGCAGCTGACAAAGCTGTCGCCGCCGCCACCTACATTCGAGGGTGTTCCTGCTGGTGGCGGGGTCGTCAATAAGAGCACTGGGGAGATTACGGGGATTGTTCCTGATAAGCCCAGCCCTGATAGCTTGCAGGCGACAGAAGAAGGATTGGTATTCCACAAGACAGGGCCGCAGGCAGGCCAGTTCACCGACTCCAATGGAAACATCATATCCAGCGATCAGGTTGCAGCACGCCATGCGGCCAATGCGGGCGCGCAGACTGCGGCGACAGCGGCAGCTTCTAACGCTGCGAAACTCAGCGCATTGCCAAAAGACAGCCTTGACTACTGGGTTGAATGGTCCCTGCAACACGGTGGACAAGCGCCGCCCGGAAGCCGAAGCCCGCAGTTTTTAATGCAATTCGGTCAAGCCATGAAACAGCGAGCTGTTTCTGATGGCAATACGCTGGCCGCACAGGTCGCCGATTCCGTGGTGAAGAAATCGTTGCAGCCTGCTATGGCTCAGACGGAAAAGCAGATCGGCGCCAATGCAGGCTTCCTGAGAACAATGGAAACAAACATCGGGGACGCGGATGCGCTGGCACAACAGATCGGCGGTGCCAATTCTCCCGTGATGAATCGTATATTTAATTCGTGGAAACGCGGAGTGAGCACCGATCCAGCCGATACCAAGGCAATCGCCGCTCTTGACAGTTGGAACAATGCTATCCAGGGAGAATCAGGGAAAATTGCCTCTGGAGGCGTTGGCTCAGTTTCAGCAGCGTCTGATGCACAGTTAGCTAAGGCTCTTGAGCGAATGAACAGCGCGCAAACATATTCTGGATGGCGCTCAGCGGCTGATGTTGCAATAAAAGAGGGTCATAACCGCATGAGCGGATTGAACAGCACGATGAACGACTTTAAACAACAGAGCATGGGTCAAGGTGGCGGACCGGCGGCTGCGCCTGTTGCCGCTACTGGCGGTCCAGTCAAGATAACAGGAGACAGCGACTATGCCGCGCTCGCGAGCGGTACTCAGTTTGTCGGCCCTGACGGCAAGACACGGACTAAACCCTGATGGGATGGCAAGACGCACCTGAAGTGACTGCGCAGCCCGCGTGGATGAGCGCGCCGGTAGTTGGGCAGGCGAACGTGCCTAAGACCAATAACGCGCAACCGTCTTTGATGGATCGCTTTCGTGAATGGGCCGGAGTGTCGAAAGACACGACTGATAAAATGAAGGATTGGTCCGTCAGCTCGCAGGATGTCAGCAGCACGTTTCACAACCTTGGACAGCAAGCCGGCATGGTTGGTCGTGGAGCGGTTGACGCAGTGACCGCGCTGCCTGGACTGGCAGCCAACGCCACGATGGAAGGTTACAACAAACTGACTGGCAGCAATCAGCCCTTGCCGACCGATGCTATGAACCAGCAACTCGACAAAGTGGTTGCGCCAGAAAGCAAGGGTGAACAGTTACTGCGCGGGGCAGTGAGTGCTGCTGGAGGTGCCAAGATTCCGTTGGGTTTGCCAGCCGCTCCTGCGGCCAGTGGGCAATTGGCCAACAGTCTGGCCATAGCGCGCTCAGCGGGATATGTCGTTCCTAAATCATCCATTACCGGATCTGTTGGCGCGCTGGAACAGATAGTCGGTCCGAAAGCATTGGCTGCCGAAGCGACTCGCCAGAACATCAGCAATCTATCGGACAAACTGGCAGAGCAATTCCAGCTACCGCCCGGCACGGAAATTACGCATAGCACAATGGATGCGGTGCGTTCTAAAGCCGGAGAAGCCTACGATGCTATCGCCTCGCTGAGCCCTGGCTATGCGCAACTGGTTGAAACCATCAAAGAACTGCGCAATCAGGCCGGGAAACTCTATCGGCAGACATCCTCCCAATATAACGTCGCGACTGAGAAGCAGGCCGATGAATTGTGGGGCCAAGCGAAACAAGCCGATGAAGTGTTGGCAGGCGCGCTCAAGCAGGAAGGAAAGTCTGACCTGGTAGACAACTATCTGGAAGCCAGAAAGACCATTGCTCAGACCCACGATGTCGATAAGGCCCTTATCAATTCTCGCGGCGAAGTCAATCCACAGACATTCGCAACGAGTTTTGGCAAAGAGAGACCGCAATCAGGCGCCATACTCGATGCTGGCCGTAGTGGCGAAGCTTTCAAGTCAGCCTTTACGACAGGGGGCGGTAAAGCATTGCCATCCATTGATGCGACATTACTTGGCAGCGGCGTTGGTCTCAATTACATCGCGCCAGATCATATGAAATTGGCTCTGACGGCTGCGCTGGCCGGTGCTGGGCGTTATGGACTGCGGCGACTCATGCTGTCAGGACCTGTGCAGGATATGGCACTCGCCAGCCCGGAACAGAAGCGCGCTGCGTTGGCGGAATCGTTACTGCGATCAAAAATGGCTACAGGAAATTAACCATGTCTTTTTCAGCCGGCGTATTCACTCCTCTCATCAACTGGGTCAACGAGGCTGCTGCCGCGCCCATTGAGATTGCGAAGCACGACACGCAGGACGTGGATATCGCGGCTGCGCTCTCGAACTGTATCCTTCGTGACGGCACCGGCATCCCAACGGCCAACACGCCGTGGAATAACAAGACCATCACGGGACTGGGCGCTCCGATAGCGCAGACCGATGCCGCGCAGTCGGCCAACGGATTCATCGCTGAAGCGACACTGGCCTCGGCATCAACGACAGATCTTGGATCAGCGGCATCGCATTTGATATCCGTGACCGGGACGACGACCATCACATCGTTTGGGTCGTCAGCGGCGACGAGTGCGCCGTTGTATTACGTTGGATTTGCCGCTGCGTTAACCATTACACGCAATGCTGGCAGCATGATAACCCCTACCTTGTTTGATCTAAATGTGGCTGCCGGTGATATTGCATTATGCAAATATCTGGGAAGTGGAAACTGGAAAATCCTGCAACTGATAGAAACTCTCTCCACCAGTTATACGGCCACTATTACTGGATGCGCGACGGCACCCACAACGACAATTTATTTATCCAGATCTCAGAATAGTGTTTTTGCATCTATTCCTGGCGCGCTGAACGCGGCGTCCAATAATACTACCTGCACATTCACCGGAACCCTGCCGCCTGCTTATAGACCCAATCGAGCCGTCAGTGGAGTTCTTCTGATCTGGGACAATACTACTGGCCAAATTGGCACTTGGAGCATATCGGCAGGTGGCACAACTATTACCTTGGCAAAGGCAGATAATTCTGCATTTACCGGATCCGGCAGCAAAGGCACGCCAAGTTCAGCGTTACTTACATGGACACTGTCGTAGTGGAAACCCTGGGCCAGCATCAGCGTCGCTTTCCGCCCCTACTCGCAAAATTGGTAGAGTGGGCATATGCCAACGGGTACGAAATGACGGAAGGCGAGTCCTATCGGACGCCAGAACAGGCCGCTCTCAACGCACAGCACGGCACTGGAATCGCCAACAGCCTGCATATCCTGCGTCTCGCAAAGGACTACAACGTGTTCAAGGATGGTGTGTGGTTACAAGACAGCGCGCAACTTAAACCGCTGGGGGACTACTGGAAAACTTTAGACCCAGCATGTGCATGGGGCGGCGACTTCAGTAAGCCAGATGGCAACCACTTTTCTCTTTCATGGGCTGGAATTCGGTAATTGAAGGACGTTCAAAATGCTTGAAACACTCCAGAACTGGGTGGCGTGGCTGGGCACGTTCGCCCGATCCTACCCGGCGATCGCAGCGATCTTTATCAGCATCAGCCTGTCGTGGGCGCCAAGTGCAGTATGGGATCAGTGGTTCACGCCTGATGGCATGGCTCCAAAGCAGGTCAAGCGCATCTCCCTCAGCATCACATTTATCGTGGCAGCCGTGGTGTCGTCTGTCTGTTGGCGCGCATTCGTGCCAGCAGACGGTAAAGCCCTGGTGTATGTGGTCTCGCTGGCCGCGTCGTTCATTGCCCCGTTCGCCCACATGGTACTGGCGAGCGTACTGACGCGCTATGTGCCGTGGATCAACCTCGATTCGACACTGAAGAAGGCAGTATGACGTGGAGCACCGAGTTAGCCGTCTGGAGGAGCATGTGGGCGATCTTCGAGCAGTATCGGCCACGCATGGCAGCAAACTGGCACACCAGCAGACGGCCATCCAAGAACTGACGGAAGCTGTTAAGGAACTGACGGCTGTCCTGAACAAGAGTCGTGGGGCCTTGTGGGTTATTGGCGTATCTTCTGCCACGTTCGGGGCGATTGCCGGATGGTTCTCCAGCGTATTTCATAGCTGGACGCCTAGGCCGTGATCGCGCTCGCCATCATCGGCGCCGTGATCGTGGGATTATGGGTGTGCATGCTGGCCGTGGCGGTTTGGAGAGTGTTCCGTGGCAATCCTTAGCTGGTTCCTTGGCCCCATCGGTCGCTATGTGACCGCCGCTGTGGCCCTATTGGCGGCGCTGTGGCTGGCCTATGGCAGCGTGCACCACGACGGATGGAAGTCAGGCGTGGCAGCCCAGGTGGCCGTGGATAGCAAGGCGATGGGTATCTCTCAGGCGAAGGCGGACAAGGAAACGGCCAGACTGCACCGGCTGGCAGACACATCGGAGGCTCAACGTGTACAAGCTCAAATCGACCTTACCGCTTACCGCACTGCTCACCCTGTCCATCTGTTCGTGCAGCACGCTCAAGCCTGTGGTGCCGGGAGTGTGCCCGAAGTTGCCGGTGCTGGTGCTGCCGGAACCGCCCCCACCGGGGTACTTCAGCCACAGCCTGCGTCAACTGATATCGGCCCAGCCTTAGACGTCAAGGCTGCGGAGGCGGATGGGTGGGTGGAACAGTATCGAGTGTGCCGGGCGGCGTATCAGTCATTAGTGCCCGCCGTCATCCAGTAAGGTTCGCCGGTATCCCAGCAGCCGGAAATGCCCATGACGACGTCGGGCGAGATGTCTAGGCGGGGCATGAGACCGTCAAGGAAGTAAAATCCATAGCCAAACCGCGCTTGCCAATCGACGCCGCCCAGCATCACATTGATGTATTGGCGCATGATTGGATAATCATTCTGTTCCCGATACAGCGCACCAAAGCCCACACGGTTCTCGTGTCCAGTCCCGCGAATGTACAGATGATCGATCATCAGATAGCTGTGTAGCTTTGGCATCGACGTCACTGCTGGTAACGTCCTTGGCAGCAGCTCAATCACGCTGGTCATGCCCAATGCGTTGAGTAGGTCGCGGCGGTTCATATTTCCATCCACGTTATCGGCCTAGGCGGAGCAGCAGCACCCGGTACAGGGTTAAGAATGACTGTCGGCATACAGGCCAGCGCTGCTTTCAGTTGGGTCTTTAACATCTCATTTTCTTTGAGCAACGCTTCGTAATCTGCCCACTTCTCTATCTCGGCCTGCTGCGCGGCGATGTGGGCGAGGATCGATTCCGTATAGCTCTTTGGCATCCACGGCGTACCGGGGGGTATGCCAGTAATTTGTTGCAACCACTCCATCGCCTCATCCAATGCCGACCCCGCGCTCTCTGGCTGCGCGGGCGGGTTAAGCCAGTTCTGCGTAGCTTGCGACCGCACTGGACGCATTTCCGTAGTGCCATCTGGTTTCAGGAATCGTTCAGCGGCAATAGGCTCCGGCCCCGGCGCTGCATTCTGTTCGGTCTGCGCGATGGCGGCGCGGACTATATTCAGCATAGTTTGTAGTGTTTCGTTCTTGCGCATCTCTACGGGCGTTAGCTGGCCATGCTTGGCGGCATTCATTGTAATCATGCTTTCTTTGATGGACAGCTCCAAAGCCCGCAGAGGGTCGGTCGTGGGGGTGTCACCCCCGCCCTGCGCGCTCATGCCGGCACCCATTTACCGTCAGTGATGTGGCCGTGGCTGCCGCAGATTCTGCACTTCAATGACGGCGTAAGTGTTAGTGGCTCTAATTGCACAACATCCCATCCCACAGGGTCTGTAAAACCGCATGCCCAAGGCGAGCCGTGGAAAGCACACCAACCACGGCACCATTCACCACCCGATTTCTTGTGCCACTCGTTGATGCCAGCGGGCTGACCGCGATAATAAACAAATTCTATGTAATGGGAATCATCAAGCCTGACGGCATGTTCAGGGGGCGCGCTCATGGCTTCACCGCGAGGGCTGCTACCAGTTGAGCATAGGCAGCTTCACGTAACGGACGCGCCTTATTGCTTGACCCTGCTACTGCCGCCCCTACTATGGGCTTCACTTTTACAAGCGCCTCCCGCAGCCGCTCGTTCTCGGCCTTGAGGGCGTCAAACGTGACAGGGCAGACTCCTGAGTAGTGCGCCGATAGACTTTCAACAAGTCGCTCACATTCTGGGCATTTAATCACTGTCCACTCTCCTTAGTGGCGGTCGCCTGCCGGGCGGCGTCAAGACTCGCCTGTGCTGCCATACATCTGTCAACGTCATCATCCATGCGCGCTTCGGTGCGGATCATCAGGCTTCTGTCAGCGTCGTGACTGCGCAAGAACCTGTACCGCTCCGCATCTTTCTCCATCTCCGCCACGGCGGCGAGGAGGCGCGTGCGGGCCTCGGACTGCCCCCAGTCGTATGCGCTCTCTGGCGTATCTTCTGCGTCGCGGGCGCAGCGACTGACTGCACGGCCATACGCATCCACCAGCTCAGTGATGGTGCTCACTTCAATACCTCGCTCATTAGCCTAGGAGCCAGTCCTGTGTGTTCGGCGGACACACACCTGTAGCGCGGGTCATCTATGGATTTGCTGTGCATATGCCCATGAAGGTTCAAACGATAACGGGTCAGTTGGTTTGGATGTACAGGAACATGAGTAAGAACGCACCCGGCGTGCTCTGCCACCCCAAATATCTTGCTGAAATACTGCTGATAGACGCTAAGCGGGTAGTAGTCATGGTTCCCGAGTACCAATTTCTTTAGCCCGTTCAGAGCGCCCAGTACCAAGTGCCCGTCCTTTCCAAAGAACACATCCCCCAGATGCCATACGGTATCTTTAGGATTCACGCTTGCGTTCCACCGCTCCACAAGTGCCCGGTCGTGCTCCTCTACAGACGCAAATGGACGATAGATCGGCTCAAACTCGCAAATGCGTTTGTGCCCAAAGTGGGTGTCAGCAATAACAAACACCCGATTCACGTTCGCTTCCTCCGCTCGCTGCGCAGGGCGGCTTGCCATGCTTCCCATGCGCAGTACCAGCCGTCTATTTCATACTGCTCGTCATCATCCAGTTCTAGTTCTTCACTGGCAGGAATATAGAACGCACGCCGCAGCCACTTCTCAAACCGCTCCCTCTCCGTGCGCTTGGCGGGGCGGGTCATGGCTTTTCCTCCCGCACCACGGCGCGTATGAATGCTTCGACCGTCGCTAGGTACGTCGGTGTGTGCCCTGTGAGTTCAAACGCTCTCCGCGCCTTCTCCACCTCGCTCGGCTCTGGAGCGGGCAGGGGCGGGAATGGCCGCCAGTAAACGCTGGCCTGCGATGCGGTCGTATTCCACACGCGCATCCATATCGTTTGTCCGTTGCTCGCAAGCAAATACCCTCCTGCATCCGCATCCTCTTTCGTCGGCCTGCGCTCGCTGTATTTGATCCAGACGTCGGGGGTATCGGTCATGTCACTTTACTCCTGGCAAAATCCATTTCCACAATAAAGCCTTGATGCGCGTCAGGCGCGCTACTAAGCTTGTTCTTAGGAATCGACACTGCTCTCTGCCCTCGGCTATCCAGCTCGTCATTAACTCCCAGGCCCAGCATAAGATCACACTGAGCAGGAATACCAGTCCTAGAGCTGTCAACATCAGCCATACCCAGCCAAATAGGAGGCTGCTGGCCGTAGCCGGCGCTGCGGTCATTGGCCTGGGACACAGAGACTCCGATAAGGTTATGGTCGAGGATGAGCGTGCGCATGTCGCGGGCGTTGCGCTCAAGCTGCCGGGTTGTACCATCTTCGTCATTGTTAAGCCCCTTGATTTGATCCAGAATCAGCACCGTAGCGCGATGCGCCTCCAGCTTAGCCGGAATGCTGGATACAGTCCCGTGCTTCATCTGGGTCATCAGTAGGCGGTCACCCGACCGCTTACGCGCCAACTCAATAGACTTGCTCTTGTTCGCCTCGGCTTCCTGAAAGGTCATGCCCGATAGGCGGCAGAGCATCCTGGCTTCTAGGATATCGATTTGATCTTCATTGCCCAGGTAGAGTACACGTTGGCCGTGATAGACCAGATAAGCAGCCAGATTGATAACAAACGTAGACTTTCCAGAGTCCGGCCGTCCGAATACCAGAATATGCTGTCCAGGCAAAGCACCGCCACCAATCCGCTGATTGAGACTTTGCGGAGCCAGTGCAATTCGCTTATCCTGACCAACCTTCTCGAATAGCTGTTCCCAGGGTACGGCATCTTGAAACTCCGTTAGTTTACCAGCATGCAGTTCTGTAGCCTGCTGATAGGCGGTGAATTTAGGCAGAAGCTCGGCTATCTTGTTCTGGTCCTGCTGGCCTATGGCCGCCGCCAGCTCCAGGCCGGCATTGTGGCGCTTCAGTTCAAGAGCGACCGCAACCACATTCTCAGGAGAAGGAGCCCCAGGAAGATCAGTAATAAAACCAAGGAGGGTCTCCCGATGCTTAGGATTGGTAATGCGCAGCTCCCCCTGGGTTGCAAGTAGGCTGCGATCAATCGACTGTGCCAACGGGTCCCGCTTGTACCACTCGCGGATGATAGGCAGCCAGAACCCCCCCTGGGGGGAGAAGTCCTTGTCCCCGAAGTGGGTAGCTATCTTATCCCAGGACTGGCGCGAAGCAATCGCTGCACTGAGTAGCTGTGCGTCTAGCATAGCGGCTTTGGATTAGCGATGAGCCCCAGCTCAAAGTGGGCGGGCCAGGGGCGCTTCCATAGGCGACGAATCCATTGTACTAGCCAGCTCATAGTCCCAGGACCTCAAGTACGTTCCGTCTGTCCTCGTCCTTGATGTCACGCTCCAGGCACGCAACACGAATCTTGCGGAAGGCAAGACCATACTTACGAGCCTGCTTGAAGGCATTGCCGGTAGCATCCTTGTCCAGGGCAAGAATGACCTCGGTTGGATGCTCCTGCGCAATCTCCCGCACCTTGTCGTCGTTCAGCTCCGCCCCGACCAGTGCGCATGCCCTGACACCGGCTTGTGCTACTTTCATGGCGGATATACAATCCTCCACTAGCACAATAATTCCGCGGTGCAGAGCGGTAACATCGTATCTACAAGAAAGCTTCTCATACACGGGCGCGTACCAGCTGGTAGCCGCGCGTAACGTGTCACGATACAGCACAGTCTTGGGACCATCACAGTACCTGTTGCGATCTACCGGCATCTGTGGTTCGCCGGTCCATCCGCCACGGCGGACAATGAGTCCATCCTGTCGGCCATCCGGCCGATATAGTGCCATTGCGTAGTGACCTCCATCGGTCACAGATACACCCATAGGCACAGGACTCAACTCGAAACGATCCTCAAAATACTGCTCGTCCGTATCCGTCAACGGCAGCAGCTCTCCCCGGTACGGGTTCGGCTTTGCCTCAGCACGGGGAGCCCGTGTCTGGTACAGCACTCCTGACGTAGGCAGAAAGCCTCGGAAGCTGCAGCTTGCCCGAAAGCAGTTATACAGCACGCCGTGCTCCTGCCGTGTGATACTGAAGCTCCGTTCCGGAGCACTACAGGCAGGACACTCCTCTCGCTTGAGGCTTTCGCCGATGCCTAGCTGCTCGGCAGCTAGCAGGATATCTGTACGCAATGTCATAGCTTGTCCTCTCTTAAGATCGCGCGCCTCCGTAGGCGCGCTCTTATCTTCACTGTGCAAGTGCTCATGTTCACTGTTAAGATTAGAAGCAGCTTCGCTGCTTAAATCCGAAGACATGATACATGAGCATGTTTCGGAACAAAGTCCCCCTTACCCCCAGCTGAGAGTCCCCACAACTCAGCTCGGCCCAGGCTCACACAAATCGACAGCCTGTACCTATAGTATCTCATTCCAGAGCCCCAATGAGACATTTTTTGATGCGATCTATACGCCGTGCTATCGTCTTGCGGTCTACTGATAACGTTTTTGCTATATCGTTTACACTAAGCTGCTTGCCACATAGGCCCAGCCTCATGGCCAATAGGTTATAGTCATCCGTGCTAAGCTGTGCTTTTGCGTATGTGTGAATGCGCTCCTTGTACAGCTCGCCAGCCATGTCAGGATCATCAATCAGTGCGGCAGGAAGCAGTGTATTGAATCCCTCGGCCTCGTCGCTATCCTCGTCATAGGCAGCATCCTCCCCAGGCAGCTGTGTATGCTCCGCGTAGACTGCGGAACTACCCACACCCCCCGTACGCTCCGAATGGGCATAGGCGCTGCATTCGCGCAGCACAATAGGCCACAAGAATGTAGATAGACTTCCGAGCGCCGGTTTCCAGCGCGGTAGCGCGCTGCCCGCCGCCACAATGGCATTCTGTAGGGCGTCCATATCCTGCAGGCCAACGACGGCCTGTGGGTGGCTACAGATACGCCGGAAGTGGTCGCAGCATATCTTGCTAGCCTCCACCCATAGGCGGCGACTGTCGTTGCGGATGGCCTCAAGCTCCTCGTACCGCAGCCGTGGGCCGGAGGCTTCCAGCTGCTTGACGAACTTATCAAACTGTTTGGCATCACTCATAGTGCTATGTCCGGTTTGTAATCAAGTTTCTGTCTAGTGGCATTCTGCCACCGCGTGTTATCGGCTCGCGTGAGCCATCTGCAATTAGCAGGCCCGTAGCCTTGTGTACTATCGATACGATCTAGGGAGCATAGGCGCTTGCTATAGCCATTGGCTAGAGCCCAGGCGCGGAACTCCTCAAAGGAGCCCCATGCTATAGGCAACCCCAGCCATGCCTTGACGCCGTTACCGGCGTAGTTGCGACCGGCGCACCTATCCTGCATGTTGCGCCACGCCTTGTACAAGCGTATGCGCCGTCGCTTACCCTGCGCCGTTATCCAGCTAGTAGTCGACTGTGGCATTGACGTGGCTATAGGCCGGATTATACCGTTTGGCTTTTGGTATCGGTCTTTCAAACTGATACATAGCTAATGTCTCACGTCGAGCCCCGCGCTCCACGCATCCGGCATAGGCGACATGGTCGCCACAATCGTATCGTGTAGGGTACGGTAGCCATGATACGGGCCTACCGTGGCCGACCCATGCCAAAAAGCGCTGTGCCTGCAGGACGTCGTTGTCCCGTCTATTGCGATGCTGATTCTCGCCTTTCAATAGGCCATCTGGTGTGGCGTGCAGGAGCCAGTTGCGCCAACGCATAGGCGCGGATGCGAATACGCGAAGCACTAGAGTAACACTCCGGTACGTCGCAGTACCTCCTTGCGGCTCTCCGTGATCCGTGGCAATGGCTTTGACACGTAGGCGGGACTCTTATCCGCAGCTGCTTCCGCAGCAATCTGCGCCGCAGTCTGGCCATGTGGGCGCGCGTCGAAGCGCGAATAGTCGCTGTATCCTCTCATGTTGCATGCTCCTAAGTATTGAGTACCGTGTAGTATTCGCCATCAATCACGCTATATGATGGCTTGTTGACTGCATAATTTTTCCAGACATGCCACCACACACCCATGTGTACTGCTTTGCTGTAGTCCGGTCTTGCAGACTTGCTGGTATCTATCATGCTGGCATGGCCAACGTGGTCGACATACAGAATGCAGTCCTGCCCGTAGCGGTAGCAGGTACGCGCGATCTGGTCTAGCGTGTAGTCCGCTATACCAGAGAGCTTGACAAGAAAACTGTGCTCCTCTTTCCCCTCGTACATACCAGATACTGGCGTGTAGGCTATGCCGTTGCCCTCCAGCTGCCCCGCTAGCTCGCGTGTGCGCTCCTCATTGAGCGTAGGCGTGCAATCGGCTTTCTCCGCAGAGAAGATAACAAACGGGCTCGTAACAGTATTCATGGCGGGGCGCATCATGGCTTGATACTCCTCTCAAAGATTGCAGCCAGTTGATAGGCGAGTTTGCGTGTCGACACGTCAGTTATAGCACTGAGTCCGCCGGTACGGCAATGGCCGTACACTGTCCAAATCTCTGCCTCATGCGGCTCGCATGTCTCATAGCATCCCTCGTAAACATGGCCTAGGCCATCATCTGGCGTATGGCAGGGATGCACTTCCGTTGCGTCGAAGTCTGCCCAGACGGGCGCTTTGCCCATGGGGCAATTGTTGTAAAGCGTTAGA